CGCTGGAGTTGGAGAGTAAGGAGCAACCAAAATCGAAATGAAATCCCTCCCCCTTTCCCTACCCAAGATGCCAAATTTAGCTGCTAAGATAGCTAGTCACATTCTTCTTCACCAAAAATATCCCACTGCACTTCCTAAGCTCCCCAAATCAGTTTTAAAATCCCTTCCGGCAGTAATGAGGTAACCAAAACGATGAAACTCCCTTGCCCCGAATCAGGCCCGGCGAAAATGGCAGCCGCTATACTCAAAGCGAGAAAAAGCGGAGCCTCACAAAGTCAAGTAAAACATCAGTTATGGTCAGAGCGTCAGAAAGCGAAGAAGTAACCCCATTTGGAACTACAAATTAAATTCGTAAATGCCGCCCAGCGTCAGTTTTATTTCTCAACTGCTCGTAACCAGTGCTTCTCCGGCGGTTTTAATAATGGTAAGTCATTTGGTGGTTGCTGCAAAGCTTTCACTCTGCTCTCAACATTCTCTAATTATCGCATGATCATTGCTCGTCAGACTTACTCAGATCTTAAAAAGACGACGATGCAGACGTTCTTTAAAATCTGTCCAGCTGGAATAATTCAAAGACACAATGAGCAAGATGGCTACACAGAATTTATCAACAAATCAGTTATACACTGGCTTCATCTTGATAAAGTCGATGAGAGTACGTTGCGTGGTTTGGAAATCAATTCCGCCCTCATTGACCAAGCCGAAGAGATTGAAGAAAAAGTTTTTGATGTACTTGATGGACGAATAGGACGGTGGGATGATGCGGAAGTGCCAGCAGACCTTTTGGACAAATACCCAGATTGGCCACGCAATAGGACAACGAATAAACTTCTTGCTCCGTCGTACCACATGTTGCTCTGTAATCCCGATAGCCAGTTCCATTTTATTTTCCGCAAATTCCACCCAGACTCTCTTGAAAGACGGCCGGCTTTTTTTTACACCGAAGGGGAATGGGATCCAAATCTTGGAAGTTCCGAAACCTACGCAGAAGCTATTACACATGATGCGGAATGGGTAAACAAGTATGTCAAAGGTCAGTGGGGAATCAGCTCTGCACAAATCCACCGATTGTTTGGTGAGTCGCAACTCGATTACACACAAGAACTTGTGGAAAGAATACTTCGTAAGGGTAATCTTTTTCGTGTTTTGGATCATGGCGACGCTAGTCCTACTTGTTGTCTCTGGTTTGCCGTTTTGGATGGTGTGTATATATGTTATCGTGAGTATTATGTACCTGGACGACCTATTTCATATCACCGTAAGGCGATAAGTGAACTTTCTGGCGCGGAGCGGTATTCAGGGAATTATGCAGACCCCCAAATATTCAAAACTACTTCACAAAAAGATGGTGGATTCTGGACAACCGCTGACGAGTATTCAGATACTTCTTTGGACGCTCCGCCACTTCATTGGATAGCGGCTGACAATAATGAATTCGCCACGAGGAACAGACTTAATGAGAGACTGCGAAATGGATTGTGGAGAAACCCACAGACAGCTGCAACCCCAGCTCCAGGGATTTACTTTATCAAAAAATCTTACGAATACCCACAGGGATGCTATCACGCGATTTCTGAGCTGCAATCCCAACGAAGAAAATCTCTTGGCTACATTGATGGGAAACAGATTTTCTGCGACGATCGTGAAGAATCCGTCGCAGATCATGCATACGACTGTATACGATACTTTGTCGCGATGCACGGGGCAGGGCGCACAGAGTCCCACCCCAAACCACCGCGGTTCTCAATGAAATACTACGCTGAATGTATGAAGCGAGCAAAACAGTTGCGGCTGCAACCGATGAGTTCCTGATGGCTGACATAATTAAATCAATAATGGACTATTTTGCTACACAGAAACCTCAAGTTGTGGCCCAAGATCGTTATATGAGAACTCCAATTGTGCAAGGACAGCAAATTTCAGGAGCTGGAGCTTCTTACGATCCTGGATCGGATAGTATTTCAGCAGCCGGGCCTTTGGAAAATCTTCCCTCCGGTCTTTTAGCACACGAAGTTGCTCACAGAATTTACAATAAGGCCAATTTATCCCAATCCGCCTCACAACTTTCACAATTAGTCCCAAAGGTAACATCAAATTATATTCAGCAATCCCCTCTCTATAATCAAATGTCAAATGCTGGCAGTCCAGATCAAATTGCTAATGAAGGATTAAGTTTTTCAACAGCAACTTCACCCTTTCTTGATAAACAATATGTAGATGCAGCGGCTGCACACATTAAAGATCCCAAGTTAAAAGAAACTTTGATGAGAATTTTCGCAAATCGCCAAGGGGCCACCCAACAGTAGATTTCAATGGCTAAACAATTAGTTGAAGATAGCATTTGGTCTCAGCGACTCACAGCGGCTGACAAGTACTACAAGGAATGGGAGACTCTTTTCAAATGCGAAATTCTGGATAAGTATTACGAGGGTTTCCAGTGGAAAAGCCAAAGTGAGTTAAAATACAACCCTTACACAATCAACAAGATTTATGAGACGATCCAAATTAAGATCTCATCCTTTATACCGACATTTCCGAAATTCACAGTATCGTCGAAACCGTCGAATGAGGATCAACTGGAAGCCGCTTCAGCCTCCGCAAATCTCAAATCAGATTTACTTAATACACAAATTCAAGAGCAACGCCTCAATTTTGCCGAAGAAATGGAGCAGGCATTCAAAGATTCCTTCTTTCGGTTTGGTATTGTCGAGGTGGGATATGAGGCTGATTGGATTATCAATCCAAATGCCCCGCGTCCACTTTTAGGCGCAGATGTACAGCAAAATCTCTCTCCTGAAAGACGCCGGCGGATTATGGAAGAACCTCCAGAACTTCCACAAAATGAACGTGTCTTCATTAAACATGTTCCGGCAAAAACATTCCGGATTGGTGGGATGGATCATAAATATCTTAATCGTTGTGGTTGGGTGGGCTATTATGATTATGTTAATAAAGATGACTTGCTCTCCCTCCCTAAAATAATGAATAAGGATAAGATTCAATCTGCTGATTTCCGTGATGAAGAAATTGAGCGAGAGACAATCGGAGAGAGATACAAAACTTCTGGAATTAAAATATGGCGTATTTGGGACCTCCGCAGTATGATGAGACTTCTCATCGTAGATTCGCCCTGCGTTACAGTTTTCCAAAGGAAGTTCGAGCGGCTGCCATTATTTGATCTCCGTACTGACAAACGTCTGCAAATTGCTGGCTTCTACCCAATTCCGCCCGCATTCCACTGGCTCAGCCCACAAGATGAATATAATGAAACTCGAGAAATGCTCCGAACTCATCGTCGTCGTTTCATCCGCAAATTCCAAATTCGTGAAGGAATGATTGATGATGAAGAACTGGAAAAGTTTGAAACTGGTCCAGATGGGGCAATGGTTAAAGTTAAACAAGATGGAGCTATTAAGCCAATCGACAACGCCGACCTTGGAAATTCCCTTACGGAAAGTATACAAACATCAGCTGATGACCTTAACAGGATCTCTGGAACATCTGATGAAAGCCGAGGAGTGGCTGACAGAACGACCGCAACCCAAGCTACAATTGTTAATCAAAGAACTGCTCTCAGAGAAACGAAAGATCGAGATCGAATTGTTAAATGGTATTGCGAAATTGGGCGAGAAATCCTCCTTGTAATTAAAGATAATTTTACTGGACAAACAGTTGTTAAACTTACTAGTCCGGAGGGTGAAGGATTTGGCCAGTCTGTGAATCCACAGGCAATCGCTGCGTGGAAATTTATCAAAGCTGATGATCTGAAGGATAGTTATGACTTTAGAATCGATGTTGATTTGTCAACAATGTCTCAAGCGGCTGCCCAAGATGAAAAGCAAAAACTATTCGAATTTACAGCTTTCTTACAACAAAACCCATATGTTGCATTTTCACCATATCTCGTACGGGAAGCCGCTGTGCGAATTGGATACCGGAATGAAAAAGCTATTGCGGAATTTCAGCAGATGGCTCTCTTAATGGAATTAGCTCGGATGCAGCAATTAAAAGGTGCTTTGGGTCCGCAAGGAGCACCAGATCCTGCTGGCGGAAACTCCCAACAGATGTTGCAACAAGCAACCCCTCCTGCACAGGAACAGATCCGCCAGCAACTACAGAATATGCCCTTTAATGGAGCGCAACAACAATAGGAGAAGAAATGATAAAGTATAGCTCAGACGGAAATACACTTATCGGTGTGGATGATAAGGGAAAAGAATTTTCACACAACAAAACAGACAGTGCATGGTTCAGTTCCATGTTGGTCACTCTGGGTTTGCAGAAACAAAATGAACTGGACAATGCTAAAATCATACAAAAATATAATCAAGATTTATCCAATATTCAAGGCCCATTGGATGTTGGACAATTCACAGGAACTCCTGTAGCTCCGGATAAGCCACAACAAAAATTTGTAGATGATATGGGAAAAGTAACTTACGCTCCCTTCGATCCGCCACTGGCCGATTTAGTAATTCCGAAGACAACGCCAACTCAAATTAATACTCCAGGTGCTGATGGACTAAGTGCCTATGATATGTTGTCTCGGATTTACCACCACATGTTTGACTAGGAAACAATGGCAACCACACCAGCAATTCCTGTGCCTATTAAGGCTGCAATTCATGGTCCTTACGAGGATGCGATAATTGCTGGTTTCGCCCTGATGGGCAAACTCATTGATGGACAAACTCCAGAACAAAAGGCTCAAATATGGCAGGGCTGGATTGATTTTTGGAAGCCTCTTAACTCTTGGGTTTCAAAGTTGGGACTATAATGGCACTAATTGATACAGACAAAATTGCTCAACAGTTTGGACAGCAAGCGGCCAAAGCGATTGAAGAGATTGCTTCCGGTGCCGTCTCTGCTGTGACCAGTATTGTACAAATCCTGGAAACAAAAGATTTAGTTATTACTATCCGTCTGCAAGACAGGGTGTGAAATGGCGCGTTATAATCAATTTGGTTATCATAAGAGTAAACCTGATTACAAATGGTCACAATTAAACCCTAAAGACTATACATCTGAATGTGTTGATGCACTCGAATATGATATGAATACAAATGAAATGACAGTTCATTTTGAAAAACGTGGATCATATCTCTACAAAGGGATAGAACCACTAGTTTATGCTGAGTTCAATCATGCTGGCAGCCGCGGCCAATACTTCAATCAGTATATTCGTGGTAACTATGAATCTCAAAGGATAGGATAATTTTATGGCAGACACTTCTTTACAATCCGCAATAGAATCGGCAGCCGCTGAGTTGAAAGCTGAATCCGACAAGGTAGCTCCAGCTTCAGAGAAACCAGAAGAAACCCCAGTAGCAGAAGAAACTACTGAAGAGACAACAGAGGAAACTCCTGAAGAAACTCATGAAACCTCTGACGATCTCACTCCAGAACAATTAATTGAATCAAAAAATCTCTACAAAGCTCTTTCCGGTCCACAAGCGAATGCAATCATAGCAGCACTTGCACAACAAGCCGGATTGTTTCCAAAAGCTGGCGAAGCACCTCTCACTAAGAAAGAAGAGGTTTCCGCCCGCAAAGAAATTAAAGACATTTTTGCTGAGGCACTTGGCAAAGAATATGGCTTCCTAGCAGATCGCTTAGCGCCTGCAATTGAAGCTGTAGTTAAACAAGAGCGGGAATCTTCGGATACCCGCTTTGCAGAACTCCAACAGTCAAATGTGGAGCGAGAAGTTGTAACTGCCTACGATAAGTTGGCAACAGAAACAAAGGGTGCTTCTAAGCAGTTTGAAGCACGTATGGCGGCTCTTTCAGAGGAAATTCCGATTGGCAATATGAATGTTGCAACATACATGGGGAGACTATACACTATCGCCAGCAATGAGCGAAAGTCGTCTCCACAAAAAGTTGCCGATCAAATTAGAAGGAATGCAGCAGATGCCCCAGCGCGGCTGCGAAGTACAGCTTCTGAAAGAGTTTCTAGTACTGTGGAAATCCCAACTAAGAAAATGAACCTTGACGAATCTATTGCTTGGGCTCAAGAGCAACTTCGTCAGGGTAAAAAAGGATAAATCGTGGCAGTTACATTCGGATCTACCAGCGCTCCAAGCCAAGTAACAACTAATTTAGACTCTCTTTTCGGTCTGAGCCTCCCTGCTTATCGGAAGGAGCTTATCGACAACATCGGTGCAACAAACGCATTTTTCTTCGAGATAATGCGAAAAGATCTGTACGAATCGCAAGATGGCGGAACATACATTCAAGTTCCTTTGATGTATGGTTTGCAGGTTGCTGATTCGTACGACGGATATGATGAATTGGCCAGCATTCCTGTGGACGGTGTGACGGATTGCATCTATCAATGGTCACAGTGTGCAGCCGCAATCGTCTATTCGATGAAAGAAGTCAAACAGAACAAACAGCGTCTTGTCAATTTGGTTAAAGCGCGTATCAAACAGGCTGAGATGGGATTGCAAGAGTTTTTCTCCCAAGCTCTGATGTTTGGTTCCGCAAACCAGGCCGGCGGATCAATCAAAACTCCTTATGTTTCCCCTATCAATGGAAGTTCTGCAATTGAGCCAATTTCCAAACTTATCGACTTTACTCCTACTACTTCTACTTCTGTTGGCAATATTAATCAAGGCACCTATAGCTGGTGGCAGAATAAGACCATGACTTCAGCCGCTACCACGTATGATGGTTTCCTTCTTGAAGTTGACCGTCTTTTCAATCGATGCGCTCTTGGCACTGGTGGGAAGCCGAAGTTGGTTCTTTTGGATGAGACATCTTATGAGCTTTTCATCCACGCTCTCTATCAGAAGTATCGCTACACCCAAAACAAAGTGGACGAAGCCTATCCGTTCGAAAATGTCGTCTACAAAGGCGCCCATTTCGTAATGGATGACAAAGTCCCTGACGTTACTAACAATATTGTCCCAACACTTACTGGTGGTTCTGGTGATCCCAGCACTTTGACCAATGGGTCCATATTTATGATCAATCCCACATTTTTCAAAATCATTTATGAGTCTGAATCCGACTTCAATATGTTGAAGGACGACTCCGGTAGAACTATTTTCAAACCGATAAATGGTGACAGCCGCTTGGGTCACGTTGCTTGGATGGGCAATCTCACATGCACCAATCGCAGAAAGCAGGGTGTTATGGGAACAATTGCTCGCACTCTGATTGCACCGTAATTCCGTTGGGAGATAAACCAACGAAGTAAGAAGGAGACAAACTTCAAATGCGATTTAAATCGGTAGGTAACAAAAGAGACTCTTGCTACGTTGTTATTAAAAACGGAGAGGCGTCTGCATCAATTCCACAAGGATCACCTGTTACGCTTTTGTTTAACGGAACAGAAGATGGGGTTCAAGTTGTACTTCCCAGTACTGCGGGTGATGCCAAAAATGGTTCATTCAAGTACGGGATTGCAACAGCCGCATTAGTTGCTGGTGCGTATGGGGAAGCTCAGATTTTTGGATATTGCCCATATGCGCTAATGACAAAAATGACCAGGGCGGCATCTACAGATTCTTGGACTTCCTCACAGAGTTCAGCCTCTGGAATTGCCCTTGGTTGGGAATCAATCAATAACGCGTTAGTTGGAAATGCAAGTATGGTTGGGAGTTTGGGAACTCTCGGAGGGGCTGCTGTTTTGGCTGCTTCCCTTGCAAGTTCAGCCGCTTCAGCTTCCGCAACTGGTGACACCCGTACAGCAATTACAAATGCGGTCAAAGTATTTGTACGTATGATGTAGCTCAAACCTCCACTGGGGGAGGACCGCAACTCCCCCGATTTTTCCCATGAAAAAAACTATTCTTAGAACAAGAATTGTTGTTGGAGTCAATTCTTTAACCTCCACAACACAAGCAGCTTATTCAAATCATTGTCAAATGTGGTATCGGTTTGGAAAACATTTTCCAAATATCGATTTTTGTTTTGTAAATCCACCCCGCATGTCAATTGACAGAATGAGAAATCTAGCCGCTGAAGTGGCTTTGGATATCGAAGCAACTCATCTTCTTTTTATTGATGATGATGTACTTTTACCACTACCTTTTGATTTTCTTGATAAGCTAATGAAATTAAATGTCGATATAGCGGCTGCTGATGTCCTTATTCGTGGGTATCCATTCCAACATATGATTTTTAAATGGGACAAAGCCAAAACCGGGCTCACTGCTTTGAGTAAGATTCCGCGGAAGCGGGGTCCACTTACCTGTGGTGCTGTAGGATTTTCAGTTTGTTTAATTAAAACAAGTCTACTCAAAAAGCTCTCTAAACCCTATTTCATAACTGGAGTCTCAAATACTGAAGACATCTATTTTTGTGTTAAAGCACAGGAAGAAGTTCCAAATGTCACAATTATCGCTGATACCAGTATTACTTGTGGACATATTCTTTGGGCGGAAATCATTGATGAGAACAACAAGAAGAATTATATTAAATACTGGGAAGCTCAATTTGGAAAACCAGGCATCAATGATTCTGAATTTCGAGGGCCAAAATATCTAGCTGAAGTAAAGGGGGTTTTAAATGGTAAAAAAACCTCTCAAGCTTAATCTGGGTTGTGGCTCAAACAAACTGCCTGATTATGTAAATATTGATGGTGAAGCCACTTGTAAGCCAGATGTGCTCCACAATATTTTGGAGAAGTTTCCATACAAAGCTGGCACAGTTGAAGAAATTGTGATGTTTCACTGCATCGAGCATATTCACAGAAGTTTACATCAAAAGCTTTTTACTGAAATTTGGAGGCTTTTGCGGCCTGGTGGGCGTTTGATTATATCCTATCCAGAATTTCTTAAAGCTGTTGAGAATTGGAAAACTAATTACAAGGGTAAGAAAGATTTTTGGGAGAATGTAATTTATGGTAGGCAGCTTTATCCTGGCGATGCACATGTAACAATTATGCATACACCGGACTTTGTCAAGAAATTAAAGAGTTGGGGATTTGGGGGGATACGAGCAGTACCAGAAAAGGATGAAAAATTTAATACAATCGTTTCTTGTGTTAAAGCTGCTGCACCAATTGGATACGAAGATTTAATTAGAAAAGATATGGTGAGCCACAAATTTAAGCGGGTTACAATCTGATGGAAACCAGACTTGATCTAGCGGCTGAACTCGAAATCAATTTTAGTAATTCCATCTATTACGACAAACAGGCTGTTTCGGACAGTATTCAAGATGGTTTGGATGAAGTTTGTGCATTTACCGGCTGCATTTACAAGTCAGCCGCTCTGCCCTTTCAGCAGAATAAGACATATTATGATTTGCTTACCCTGCTTCCCGATTACATCGGAGTCGTCGCAATCTGGAACAATACCATTCGTAGATGGATGTTTCCAACTTCACTCAGAAAGCTCAATCAACAACGAGTCGACTGGGACTCATGTTATGGGACTCCTTACTATTTCTGCCCTATTAATCATCGTTATGTCGCAATTTGGCAAAAACCTTCAGTAGCTAATTATGGTCAGATGTTTGTTTTCTATCGTGCAGCCGCTCCAGCTTTGGATGACACAACTCCAATTCCAATTCCAGATGAGCACATAGCGGCTCTCGAATATTACTGCATAACAGATTTGTGGGAACAAGCTCAGGAGTGGGGGAAAGCCTCAGAATCACTTAAAGATTATCTGGGTCTTCTGGACCAATTCCGTACTTTGATGCGAAACAGACGAAATTCAGATCGGCTGATGGGTTTGAAATAACAAAATGAGCGCTTTTGCATATCTCCAAAGTGCGAGTCAGAGTGGAAATGCTGCTCTTGCGTTTCCATCAGCCAACGTGGCTGGGAATATGATTGTTGTGGCAACCAGCAATACGAGTGTCACAGCCGTAAACGATACACAAGGCAATTCGTATAATTTGGTTGCTTCTGGTAGTGACGGCAGTTCATCTATTCAAATATGGATTGCGCTTAACATCAATGCTGGGGCTAACAGCGTAACAGCGACAGGATTGTTAGCCAGTGGCAGCGGTTCTAGTATTGCAATTATCGAATATACTGCACCAAGTTCATTCACATTCGCCGGCTCCGCTATTAAGGGTACTGGAGCAATCAATGGAACAAACTCACGTTATCAATCTTCTAGCGAGACACTGCTCATTATAGCAACATACGACTATGGTGGTGCACACTCTTGGGGAGGTACAAATCTAACAGTTCGTGAGACAACGGTGGAAATCGGAACCCAAACGCTGGGGATTGGAGACTTTGATACCGCAACAAGCACGACAGCCACAGTCTCTACACTTAATGGTGGTGGAGCATACACAGTATCTGGCAGTTTGCTCAATTTTATTGCTAGTGGGGGTTTAACAAATGATATTCGAATTAGCGTTTCAGATCCACTTGTGGTTAATTAATTGATTGGTTTAAAATAAAA